TCCCGTTGACCACGTTTGGGATACAACGTGATTCACGAAACATGATTGATTCGATGACGGTGCGTTGATCGGCAGGCCAGCCAAGGTTGACAGCCAGCGCGCTAAATTGCTCACATGCTGACCCGTAGGGGTCAATGAACAGGGTTGACGATGTGCTGGATGTGGTGGTCGGGGGTTCAATCAGGTACGGGGCTAGTTCAATGGTCGCGCTAGGTTGCTCTGATTGGGGGCTAGCAGGCCCTAGGGCGAGCGCAAACCCCCACAATGCGGTGATTAGGCTGGCGATGATTTTTGGGGCTGTAAATGTCACAATTTCTCCAATTGGTAAGGAACACCCCAACTGCCTAGGGCGTTCTTAAACGCAAGTTGCGAATGCAACACGCGGCCGCTTTCGGGGTCACGGAAAATTTGAACCATGCACTGTTGCCCGTCATCAAGCGAAGTTAGAAACACTTCGTAGTGGTAGGTCTTGTGATCCATGATTCGTGGCCTTTCGTCGGTACATCCGACCCTAAACAACTGACAGGCCTATTGCAAGGATTTCGCTTCTTTCCATTGCTGCACAAGGGCTGGAACACGGTCGCCTACGTAGTAGTTGATGTGCCAAGGCTCGGAATCTAGTTCCCATGTGAAGCCGTACAGCGCCGCAAACTGTGCCATGAACGCCAGCCGTTCGCCTGATGCTTCGCTTACGTCAACCGACAAACCTAGGTTGTGGTTGGATTTGCCAGGTTGTGCGATCGGTGCTTTGCCTTTTTTTAGATACCAATTTTTGCCCTGATACACGCGCGGTTTGACACCCTCTATTGGGGTTAGTTGCATTCGATCATTCCACGCAATGGTTTGGGTTGCTAATGATCGGTATGTGTCAGCGCTTGACGTGGGTTTAAATGTTTTGATGCCTTCAGCGAATGCGCGCGCACGAAACGCCATCCACGCATCAGCCGCCAACAAATGAAGTTTGCCGTATGGCTTAACATCCACCAATAAATTCAATGGCACTTCGCCTGGGGTGACGTGCAACAGGCTGGCAGGCCTGACGATCTTATGCTTGTGGGGTACGGCCACGACCAAATGCCAAATCTTTTGGGTTGACATAGCGCGCAAGAACTGGCACAAGCGCAGCAAGCGCGGCTTTGCCTAGGTCTGCTGGGTCTGTGTTGCCTGTCGAATAAACCGCTATCACGGCCGCGACAACTGATCGCGCATAACTGGCAAGCATGGCTTTATCATTTGGTTTCATCATCTGCCCCTTTGTCTTTTGGTTTAGATTTTAGCCCGTTGCCAGCAACAAGGCCCGACAATGTGCCTGTTAAAAACACGCACAACGTGGAAAGCAAATCAATGATTTGGGCATCTGTTGGGGCTTGTTCCATTGGTTGGTCAACGAACAGAATTCCGTAGATGAATGCAATGATGGTGAACGCGAAACATGCGGCCATAATTCGGCCAACGAACACGATCAACCCTGCGTGGTGTTGTTCAGGGGTTTTATTCACAGGCGGCCTTAGTAAAGCATTGGTACGTTGTATTGCTTTTGCTAATTGTGCATCCACTACATGCCCACCAAACTACGGCTATTAGTAGCGCGTAACCAATAAATGGTCGCCATCGCATTACGGGGTGGGCGGATACGGATTTGCGTTTTTGATTGCTTCGACTGCGGCTTCCCAGTTTTCTTTGGTGTTTGTTCCCCGTTGCCATTCAAAAAATAGGCCGTCTGATTTGGCTTCGTATTGTGTGCGGCGTGTCGTTTCAACAATTGCAACCTGGTTTTGGTAGTCCACGGTTGGCCATTGTGCATCTAGTTCGGCTTGTGTTGGTTTTGGTGTTGTGTCTAACCAGTCAAGACCGTCGTATTCGTTGCCGATCATGTTCCATTGTTTGTCGGCATAGTTAGTCGTGAGAATTAGTGAATAGTCAATCATGCGCTAATCTCCATCAAAGTTATGGTTGCTTTGGAACGACTTACCGCTATAAATGTTGCGTTAGTGCCCTTGTATGCAAGTGTATAAACCTGTGCCGATGCGGTGGCTGGACTGTCCAAAATTGTTATACCGACTTGTGTAAGAGTTGTAGCGGTTGCCGTACTGTAAAGTTCAGCAAGTGAATTAGATGTACCGCCACCAATATTTGTTCCTGCGGTAGTTCCACGAAAAACAGTTACATCAACAGCGTTTCCAGAACTATTGCCCATAGGTGCGCTAACAAGCACTAAAACCTTGCTATCAGTACTAGACGGGGTAATCGTTGCCGTCAATCCCGTCGTGACATATGTACCGCTAGAAGTTGTTGCACCTGTGCTAGTTGTCGCCGTAACAACCTGCAACACGCGAAACGCGCCACGCAAATCATTCAATTGTGCAGCCGTCAAAACCTGCCCAGCGGTAAAACTGGCTGGAAGTGTGGTTGGTGTAGCCATAAGTACCCCTATCCTAAGACATTTTCTTCATCTAATGTGCCATAGATCGGGTCATCTAAAATCAAAGCGAAAACGATCGTTGTGGGGGCGGTACTGATCAACATTCGATGCCCTGACACAAAATCTAAATAGTGTTCCACGCCCTCAACGCTTAATTCCTGTGCCAGTTGGGTTGTTGTGGTTGGGCCTGTCGGAAAAGTCTTTTCGATGGTTACGGTATCGCCAATGTCAATGATGGCTACGGTGTCGCGCTGGGCATCGGTCAAAGACAAAAAAGCGGTTTCAACGGATGTGAACCTGGCTTCGGGGTTTGGGTTCAACAGGTAGGCGGCGGCTGTGTCAATTTGATCCTGTTCGTGTAGCAGGCTGTTTGTGATGCTTGATGTTTGAATAAAATAGGTGCTGATTGATGCCAAATCTTCATCGGTTGCCGTGTTGCCATTTAGGCCTGTGACGACCGATCTATTGATTACGGCATCCGCTTCGAATGAGATGCCTAAACCAAAATAGGGGATTCCTGTTCCGTCATCGTGGAAGTCTGCAACCGATCCCGAAAGGGTGTTTCCGATGCGCGGTTGAAAGGTGATGTCGCCCGAACGTGACATGAACAGGCGGCCAAATTCTGCGGTGTCGTTAATCTGTGAAAGATAGGTCAGGGCGTTTGTTCCAGTTTGAACGGTGTATTCGCTTGAATGCCCTAGGTCAACTGTGCCTGTGTCAATGTCACGGCTCAACGCTGGAAAATCCACTTCAGGCAAATCAAGCACCGTTTCAATGCGTTCGCCTGATGTTTCGGGTGTGACGTTTAGTTCATCCAAATAGGTTTGTGACAGCAAATAGAATTGGTCAGCGCAATACACCGTCACGGTGTCTAAACCGCCTAGGGCGAAGTTGTAGTCATAGTTGACGACATAGCCTTTGAACAATGATTCGGGTTGGTCTAGGTCGTCGTAGCGGATGAATTCGACTTCGCGCATGGGGGCAAGCCCTGGCACACTTTCGTTTGTGTCGAAATAAGGCGAATTTTCATCGAACGGATTGAAAATCCCCGACACGTCAAGGATTGTGAATGACATTGTTCCAGCGCTAAACGAATCGCCTACATCGCGGCGGCCGCGTTTCACGCTGATTGATTGGGTTGAATCTAGTACTGATGCAAATTGTGTTGTTCCATCAAGCACATAGTCGGTGTTATCTAAAACACCTTTCAACGCATCATCGAGAATGAATGCATCAATGGTGAAACCTGTGTCAATTTTTAGGTCATAGTTGCCCGAGTTAACAACCGCTATTCCAGCCATCAGGCAATGTTCAGGGCAAGCGGCCCTGCACTCCGCGAATAAGCACGTAACGCATTCAATACGCTTTGCCCAATTTCGGCGCTAGTTGCCAATCCGCCGTTGACGTTGATATTTACATCTCCACCGCCACTGCCCATTTTGGATAATGGAACAACCGCTTCAGGGCCTGCTTCACCGATCAGGGCCAGCGTGGGTTTGTTAACAATTCCGCCTTCCGCCATTTTTGGAATACCGCCCAAATTTGAAACGATCTTGTTAACACGCTCGGTGATCACAACATCAATACTGACGGTGCGCTTTAGTTTGGCTGCGATTGCATCCATTTTGGCCATTAGTTTTGGTGTCAGTTTGTCTAGTTCAGCCTGAATTCCGTTCACAACGGCTGTGGCGCTGTCAATGCCTGCCTGATACCACTTGCTGGCCGCATTGATTCCAACCTTATCGGCGGCCGCATTGGTGGATTCGACTAGGGCGTTTGTTTCTGTAATCGCTGCCGAACCGCCTGCAATAAGTTGATCCGCAATTGCTGTTCCTGCATCCTGTCCAGCCGCCAAAACCTGCGCCAACGCATCCTGGCTTAAACCCATCGTTAACAAGTCGTCAACCTTTTTGGTGTAACCAACAATTCCTGCAACCTGATCGCGCAAACCTTGTAGGAATCCGCCGCCTGTTTCTTTGCCTGCTTCCTGTGCATCTCCAAAACTAAACGCAGATTTCAGGCCATCAGCAACCGACGTTGCAAAACCATCAAACGCATCTTTTGCGGTTTTTAAAGCATCTTTTGCTTGATCCAGCGCTTCACCTAATTTGTCTTTAAACGCCTTAGCAAATGATTCGACTTCCTTTGCAGCGCCTTTTACTCCGCCACCCAAACCGTTAAATTCTTTTGTACGCCTAGCCAATTCCTCGGGCGACAATTGCGGCCCAATAAACGCGCCACTAAGGTTTTGGGTCGCATTAGTAAGGTTTTTTGCTTCCTGTACCGCGCCTTGCATTGACTTTTTGTAGGCGATAAATGCGGCTGTTCCTGCTGCGACTGCCAAAATTCCAACGCCTGTTGCTACTTGAACGGCGGTGAATGATGCGGCTAACGCATAGTTGACACCTGCCGTGATAATGCTGATGCCTTTCCAAACTGTCATGGCGACGTTTGCAGCAACAATTGCACCTGCAAGAACCGCTAACGCGGTTGCCATTGCAGCAATTAGCCCACTGTTTCGTTCTGCTGCTAAACCAAAATTCACCAATACTGGAAGCACTTTTTCGAGAATAGGAAGAAACGCCAAACCAATTTTAGTTGTTGCATCTTTAATAGTTGCACTTAAAATCTTTTGTTGATTCGCGGCCGAATCAATCGTATTGTTGAAGTCGCCTTGCTGATCGGTTGTTTGCTTCAGAATTAGGCGGTGAGTGGCTAGGACTTTTGCTTGTTGGTCAAGGTTGCCTGTGCCGCTATAAAGGCCCATTGCCATTGCTTCGGCTTTGACAGCCGCATCATTAATTAAAACATTGAACCTTCGAATCGGTTCGCTTTCGCCACGTAAAGCAGCGCCCAACGCTAGGGCAACTTCGGCAGGGTTCGCGTTGTTAAACGATGCCATGTCGGCAGTCAAAGAAACTAAGTCAGTTGAGAACTTGCCTAAATCCTCACCTGTTTTGCCTGCCATCTTTCCCAAGCCACCAAACGTGGCGGCGAAGTCAAGCGCTTCCTGATTTGCCATTCCCAAGTTTTTGGCTGCGCTGCTGGCAAAAGATTGAACAGACTTTGAAGCCTGCCCAAAAATAACGTTGGTTTTGTTAATGGTTTCGTTTAGGTCGCTGGCTGATTGCGCGGCCTTGTATCCACCTGCGACAATTGCACCAAACGCGACTGTTGCTGGCAATGCCATTTTCTTTAACGCAAACGCTGTTTTGTCTGCCTTGTTAGTTAATGTTTGAAATTCTTTGACAGCCTTATCAATGCCAGCCGCATTGAATTCGGAAATGATCGGAATTTTAATTGCCATTTGCTGCCAAGTTTCTGTTTACGGTGTCGCGCACATCAGCCACCAATTCAATCACTGCGGCCTGTACGGCTGGCGCATTTGATTCGTACGCTGGCCACATTGCGCGCGATGCCTGACCATAGCCTTTGTCCATCAGATTTTGCACAAATTGTGAATTGGCGTTTGATCGGCCTGCAATGTCAAAGATTGAACCCCAACCTGTTCGCTGCTGAATAACAAAAACGGCCACTTCCTGGCTTCGACCTTTGCGTGTGTTGATTTTGGCAATTACGCCTTTACGCACCAAACCGCCATCCCAACCGCCTAAACGTGTGTGTGGTTTCCCCATGCGCGACAGGGGCGGATCAGACGGGAAAGCGGCTTTTGCTTGTGCAACAACAGGTTTCGTGATGTCTTTGTAACGCTTTGTGAATCCACGTCGCAGTTCAGGATTGATTTTCTGCAACTGTTTTAATGCGTGTTGAACCCCAATCACTCTCACTGGTTTTGTGTTGCTCATCGGCGTTTATCCTTTGACTGGTCATTCATAACACTAATGACGGTCAACAGGTCGCGTGTGTCAAATTCTATGTGTGGCGGAAAATACCCCGTTGCAACTAACAGTTCGGCTAGTTGCCGTCGGTAAGTTCCGCGACCGTAGGGTTTGGGTTTGTCTGATCCACCGCTTCTAATTCCATGTCGGGGTGATTGTCCAACCATTGTTTGGCTGTTGGCTCGATCTTTTGACCGCTTAACTTCAACATGAAGTGCGCCCAAAAAACCATGTCATTCACGCCGATTCCTCGGCCGTCAGAAACTTTGCGGTTTTCTTGTTTTTCCCATTCCGCGATGCACAACAAATTTGTTGATACTTCGTGAACCTGTCCGCCAGGGGTCGGGGTGACTTTCAATTTGATTTTCATTATTGCCTTTCGTGTCGGGCCGTTAGGCCGTTATCAACTAACGCTTAGCGCGCCACCTGTGAATGTCAAATCTACGGTGCTTAGTTCGCCCAATGCGCCGTTAATTACTGGCATTGATTCGAGATAGCAGCCAGTCAACGTGAACACTTTGGTTACTGCACCTTCAACAACTGTTGCAACGACCGTTGTGGCTGATCCGACGACGGGCGCCAAAGTTTGATAAGTCTCTCTTGCGGCGTATGACTGGAAAAGGGTCATCGTGCATTCGTTGTTGTAAAGGCCGCCTGTATAGGTGCGGCCAGTGTCTGCCAGCGTGGTTTTGTCCAAT